AGGTCAAACTCAAAGAGACGTAGATCATTCAAGCGCTGATATGGAAATAAAATTAGCAATTGATTATTTGATGTACACAGGTTTTGATTTAAGTGAAGTTATTTCATCTAAAGCAAAAACCCAAAACGCTAAAACGTTGCGAGAACGTCTTGGCAAAAACGAAGATAGAGTTAAGTCTACTCGAAAATCATCTAGAAGAAATTCTAAGCTTGATTTAGATAGTTTAGATCTGTCTTTATAATAACTGACAATTCTTCAAGGCAACTTGAATTTTGTATAAATAACTTTAAAAATAATTAGAAATGGCAAACAACGGAACAAATATAAGCGTCCAAAAGACGTTTTACAATGACTCGCAGATGACAGACATGAATAGTCTATCAAATGCATTGTTGGCAAAACCGACTGAACTGTCCCCAATTATTACTCATTTAGCAGGAAAAGACGATAAAAGATTCCCACTATCTTTCTTAACAGAAGGTGTTGGTAATGTTAAATCTATTGACCGTTTGGAGTATGAGTATCGCGTAGCGACACACAGATTGAGAACACGTCCAGTAGTGGTAACACCAGCAGTAACAGCAAATGTGGGATTAGGAGGATCAACTTTTGAGTTGGAATTTCCTGACAAACACTTTGTATTTCCATACGTATTAGTATCTCAAGCAGGTACTCAAGCGCGTATCATGAAAGAACCAGAAGCAATAGGTTCTAACTGGAAATATACTTTACAATTAGTAAACCCAGCGGCAACAGCAACAATTGCAGCAGCAGATATTACATCTGGAGCTCTTTTTGCGCAAATGTACGCACCAGTAGGAGTTGACTTCTCAAGAGGTAACGCTTCAAACTGGGAAACTCCAGGTAAAGTAAGAAACAAACTAACTACAGTTAGAAAATCTTACCACATGTCTGGAAACGCTAAAGATTATGTAGCAGAATTTGCACTACCAACTAAAGGTGGATCTACTACTAAACTTTGGATGGACTATGAAGAGTACTTACACATGTTGGACTTCAAAGAAGAATGTGAAATGTACTACTGGTATGGTCAAAAAACATACGATTCAAACGGTGTAACTTCTATGAAAGATGAGAATGGACAACCAGTAATTGTAGGCCCAGGTCTATTAGAGCAAATTATCAATACTGATACTTACTCTACTATGACTGAATCCAAATTAAAGAACATCATTGGTGATTTATTCTATCAAATGACTGATGCTGCTCAAAAACAAGTAACTCTTTACACTGGAACAGGAGGTGCTAGAGAATTTGATGAAGCTCTTAAAAATCACTTTGCAGGTGCAGCAGGTAGCTGGAAAATAGGTGGAGAGAATCGTTTTATCACTGGATCTGGTAGATCTTTAGGTTTAACTGGTTACTTTAATTCGTACGAGCATATTGACGGACACACAATCAACGTGGTAAAATTACCAATGTTTGATCATGGTGCTGTTGCTCAGGCTCGCGCGAAGCACCCTGTTACAGGATACTCTCTTGAATCTTATAGAATGGTATTTGTTGATCAATCAAATTATGATGGACAAAATAACTTACAAATGATCTCTAAGAAAGGTCGTGAGTCTATGAGATGGTGTGTAGCTGGATCTGTAGTCCCTAGAGGATTTGATTCAACTTCTGCTAGAGCATCTGATGTTGATGGGGCGTCTGTACATATGTTGAAAACTGCAGGTATCGCGTTAAGACGTTTTGATACTTCTTTAGACATTACTTGTACGGCATCGTAATCTGGCATTAACGTGCGTCTATATATTGGTTTTGATTAGAGTTGTGGGGGAGCAATCCCCCATTGCTTTAATTAATCGTTATACGGGGAGTTATTCTTTACACCCACTTAATTAAAACTTTAAAAGAACTATTATTATGAGTAAAAAAGTGTATTTAAGGAGAGAGGACCTAGGAGGTTACTTACCTAAAGCAGTACAAGCAGAAGCTAAATCAAAATTAAGTAGTGTATTTGTTAATAGACAACCACTAAAAGGTTTTGATGTAGAAGATGAAAAAAAGTTTATGCAAGGAATATTAGATGTTAATCCTGATCATGTTGATTGGCCAAAGCATTCTAAACAATTCTGGGCAGAGCTTACAATTCCTGTAGGATTTACAGGTGTAGAACTAGAGGTTGGTAAAGATGAGTCTGGTATGCCCATAAGTATTATGGATTATATTAAATTTTCTTTTGCAATTAAACATCCTCATGTAGCACTAACTAAAGAAGAGATGGACTCTAATGCCGGTAAAAGATTTTATATCCAAGACACAACAAGAGATGATAAGGTTAAAAATAATCAAATCAAACTTAAAAAAGATGCGGATAGAGAATTCATTAAAGTTTCTTCTAACAATGATAACATGAAGAGAATACTAAGATTAATGTCTAATACAAATCCTAACAGGATGAGTACAGAACAAATTGAAAATGCTCTTTATGAATTAAAAAACAGTCAACCTAAAAAGTTCCTTAGAATAGCAACAGACAAACATTTAGAATTAAAAGCAGAAGTAGAACATATGATTTCAGCTGGAGTTTTAAGAAAAATTGGAAACCAAACTATTTTTATTGATGAGGTAATTGGTGACACAATGGAAGACACTGTTGTTTATTTAAAAGATAAAAAGAACTCTGGAACATTAACAATTTTAAGAGCAAAACTTAAAGAATTATCTTTAGTATAATATGAATGTAAATCAAATGCATATAGCAATTCAGCAAGGAGTGGATAAAATAAATTCACTCCAAGCTGACATGCTTTTACCTCAAGAGATAGATATAGAATTAAATAAATCTATGTCTAGATTTTTAAATACAAAATATGGTAAAAATAATAAATACGGCCAAGGTTTTGAAAATAGCCAAAAACGTATTGATGATCTTAGAACTTTAGTTAAAGAATACTATGCTCCAGTTATTTACAAAGAGCAATACAGTAATGATTACTGGGTAGATCAATTTAGATTACCTTCTGATTATTTATATTTAGTTAATCAAAGGTCAGAGTTATTTATAGATAGATGTGAACCTATTGGGTTTTCTTTTGATGACTCTTCACCAACTTCTTACTTTGTTATGCCTATAGATAATTTGCATAACGGAATTTCAATGATTGACACATTAGATATGTATGCAGACCCATCTAATATTCCTTTAGGAACTACAAACATACATACAAATGCAGGTGCTTTTGTATACCCAACAGATTTACAAGCTTATAAAGATTTTTTAGTAGATCCATTAAATTGGCCTGCAGGATTTGAATTATATTTTGAAGAGTATGGACAATTAGATTTTCCTGACTCTATAATAATTATAATAGATCCTATTACTTATCCGTGGTTTAATTGGGACTCTTCAATAACAAATACTGTTTCAAATACTAATTTAATAACTAGCATAGTATCTATGGCTGGAGGTATTACTGATCCTACAGATGATGCAAATAAATTAGTTTATGGTCAATATGTTGAAAATGGATTAGGAACAAAAAGAATTCCACCAAACGGATCAACTAGAGAATATGCATTAAATAAATTTGTACAACAAGATGATATATTTAAATTATTAGATGATCCATTTAACACAACAAAACATACATCTCCTATAACAACAATTAGAGGGAGGTACATAGATATATACACGAGTGGTATATTTATAATAGACAAGCTAAAAATAACCTATTTACGAAAACCAAAGCAAATTTCATTACCTTTGGCGGTAGGTTGCGAGCTACCTGAGCACACTCACCAAGAAATTGTTGACATGACGGTAGGGAGTATCTTAGAGGGGATTAGTGATCCTCGTTACAAAACTCAGTCTATAGAGATTGGGAAAAATGAATAATTAGTATTAATTAATAAAATTAAAAAAAATGGCAAGACATTTATACATTGGAAACAACGTTGCAAATGCATACACAGCAGGTGTATTAGCAGATAAAGCAATTGATGTCCAAAAACTAAGTGCAACAGGACCAACAAGTATGGTACCTGGAGACACAATAGCAAGTTCAACTCAATTTAGAATTGTACAAGGAACTGCTACAAAAAATATCGTAAGTCCTTGGATCTATGGTAAAGACGTAATTAACTGGAGTGGTAGAAGTGCAGCGGCTCAAACAGCGCAAGTATTTGACATTTCATTAGCAACAAATGCTACAGCAGTAGGTACTCACGAGATTAAGTTAATCAACATGACTAATGGTGCTGAGCCATTTGAAATGAAATCATATGAAATTGCTGTTACAGCGGCAATGACTCCAACTGCTCAATGTGTACTTTTTACAGCAGCTATCAACGCTGATTTACCTCATTGGGTAAGTTCTATAGCTAACGGTGGTACTAACATTGGTATTACAGGATTTACTAAAGGTGCAGTAAAAGCAGACGGATCAGTTCAAGAAGAATTAGTTGAAATGAGAGGAGCAGATAATATGGATGGTTCTAACGGAACTGTTAATACTTTCTCTTCTACTACACCTGGATCTCAAGGAACTGGTGATGGTTTTTATGTAAGAAAAATGGAAGACGATCAAAAAGGTAACCAATACGGATACTACATGAGAGGACACCTTCCAAATACTCCTGCAGATACTTCTGTAACAGCAACAGCATACGACATGTATACTATTGCAGCTACTAAAGATGGTTCTTCAGCTTCACAGATTCACGGAGTTGATAACTTAATTGAAGTGAACATTGCAATGGATCCAGCTACAGCGGCTATTACAAATTTATTTGAATCTCAAATAAACGGGTATTTAGGCTCAGCTAATTTTGGACCAGTTAACCTATAATATTAATATAAAAAAATAAAAAAAATGGCATATCCAAATTTAGTAACAGCAAAAGCAATATATGATTTTGCAGTAGACGGAGGAGCAGCATCAACAATTACTCCTGCAAACAGTGAAGTTATTCCTGCAAACGCAATTATTGTTGACATTATGAGCCTTTGTACAACAGCTTGTACAAGTGCTGGTTCAGCAACAGTAAGATTAAAAGCAGGTGGAATTTTTGCTTCAGCAGCAGTAGCTTTTAACCATGCATCTTTAGCAGATGAAAAAGTTACAGTTAACGCTGTAGCAGATAAAACAACTGCTAACGGAGCAATCCAAGTTGTAGTTGGAGCAGCAGCTTTAACGGCAGGTGTTATCGAAGTATACGTAACATATTACCAATCTGATATTTCAGCTTAGTAATCAATCTTAATTAAGACTATCAGGGGGCACTGTCCCCCTGCTGGTCTTTTTTTTTAAAATCAAAAATTATGGGCTTTCAAATTAGAGTAGCAAATTCATGTAAAATTTTAGCAATTAATGGTACGTATTATGACAATACATCTACATCAGCAAATATAACCATAACACATGTAGATACTGGAGCTAGTATTCCTGTAGTTATGACTTATAATATAACTACTGGTAAAGGAATGATTGTTGTTCCTGTAGCTAATTTACCTTTTTCTAATGGTCTTTATAAGGCCTGTTTAAGTGAACAAGGAATAGAATATTCATGTCAACCAGTTTTAATACATTGTGATATAGATTGTTGTTTAACTAAA